TGAACATAAGATAAAATTCAAATTAAAAGCCGATACAGATGTCATAGCAAAAGTCGCTACAGCTATTATGAATACATCTGACGATACAATTCCTACACTTAAAAAAAAATAAAAAATAACCCAGAATTACATAATATATTTTCTTTAGCTGAACGATTACATAAATCGGCTAGTGAAATATTGCAAATGTCTGTATATGAGTTTAATATGTGGTGCGCCTATTTTGACTTACAGAGGGAAGATAGAGAGAGGCAAGAACGCATGAACAAGATGAAAAGATAATGGCTACAAAAAAAGTAAATATTGACATCATTGCAAAGGATAAATCCAAACAGGCATTAAATAAAATTCGTGGCAATCTTGATGGATTAAAAAAATCAGTATTTAATTTAAGAAACGCCTTTATTGGCTTGGGTGCTGGATTAGTTATTCGATCAATAGTCAATACAGGAAAAGAGATAGAGGCGCTTCAAGTTCGTTTAAAATTTCTTTTTGGTAGTGTTGAGGAGGGATCAAAAGCATTTGAGGAAATGACCAAATATGCCTCTAAAGTTCCTTTCTCTTTAGCGGAAATTCAAAAAGGATCAGGTTCATTGGCTGTTGTCGCCAAAGATGCGGAACATCTTGGTAAGTTGATGGAAATGACAGGAAATGCCGCAGCTCTAACAGGATTGGATTTTGCAACTACAGCCGACCAGATACAAAGATCGCTTTCTGGTGGTATTGCCGCTTCCATTTTATTCAGGGAAAGAGGATTAAAAGCATTATTAGGATTCAAGCAAGGCGCTAGAGTTACAGCGGAAGAAACAGCAAAAGTTTTTGAAGAACAGCTTGGCAAGGGTGGAAAATTTTATGGTGTTACTGATGATCTAGCCAAAACATTAGAAGGAACTCTTTCAATGATAGGCGATAAAGTTTTCAACTTTAAACGAGTTATATTGGAAGCTGGTTTCTTTCCAGAACTTAAAAAACAATTTAAAACATTAGATGATTTTTTAGCCAATGAATCAAAACTACTAGATAAGATGGCGACTAAAATCGGCAAGGGTTTAGCCATTGCTGTTAGGGAATTATCTGAAGCAATCATATTTGTAAAAGATAATGTCGATAAATTCGCATTGGCATTAGGTGGTTTGATAGCATTAAAAGTAGCTGGTTTCTTTTATGCGACAATGATTGGTTTAAATTCATTAACAACTGCTATGTGGGCATTTAATTTTGCCACAAAGAAAAATATCATTTTTGGTAGCATTATGGTTTTTGTTGGTGCTATGGGATTCTTAATTAAAAAATTTTTAGAATTTAAAGGCGCATTAGATGTTAGTTCAATGTCTATTGATGAAATGCAATCAAAAATCAAAGACTTAGAAAATGCAAAACTAACAGGAGACTATTTTAATTTAGGAATTGATGATGATGATCAATTTGCTACGGAAAAAATAACTAATCAAATAGCTTTTTTAACAGAAGCAATAGCACAAAAAAGACTTGAAGAAATAAAAGCAATAACATCAGTAAATGAGCATATGCGAGTTACTAATCATTTAACTGCCGCACAAGCTGGATTAACCAAAGAAGTAGAACATTATAATGGGTCTATAAAACACGCTAACGAACTTGTAGAGAAATATTTTCAAATTGTCACAAAGGCAAAAAATGCAGTTAAAGAATATGGCGTTAATATGGATCATCTTAATGAATTGATGGGTAAATATAACATCTATACTGTTGAGGGGGAAGACAGCACGGATAATTTAACACAAAGTATGACCCATTTAAACGAGCTTATGGGTAAATATAATATTTATACAGTTGATGCTCTTGATAATTCTAAAACATTATGGGAATCATTTAAGACAGGATTCAAGGATGCTATGGATACAGATATATTTGAAAAGTTTGAAGAAATAGGAAAAAACACATTTAATAATCTTACTAAAATGTTGTCAGATTTTGTAATGACAGGAAAAATGAATTTTCAAGATTTTGCAAGGTCAGTTACTCGTATGATTGTAGAGGCATTGATTGGACAAGGTGTTCAATACGCAATAAAAAAATCAACAGAATTTTTTAAAATGGAAGCAATTAAAAAGGCAATGATAAGTGTTTATGAGGGCGCTTTAAAAACATTTGCTAGTATTCCTTTTCCTTGGAATATAGTTGCTGTTGGCGGTGCGATTGCCGCTGGTATGGCTTTAGTCAATAAAATAAAAGGATTTGAACAAGGGGGAAGACCACCTGTTGGTCAGCCAAGTATGGTGGGCGAAAGAGGGCCAGAATTATTCATACCAGATAGAGCTGGAACAATAGTACCCAATAATCAATTAGGTGGGAAACCTGTAACAGTTAATTTCAATATTAATACAGTTGACGCAAGAGGTTTTAATGAATTATTAGTTAACAGCAGAGGAGTGATAGTTAATATGATCAATAGTGCTGTTAATGAAAAAGGTAGGATGGCGATAGTATGAGTGGTGCATTACCAAATGTAGATTTTACAGCTTTTAACATTAAGAGCAATCAAAAGACTTTAGTCAGTCAAACCGATAGTGGAAAAACCTACAGGCGACAGATTGATGGTCAGCGATGGAGTTTCACAGTTTCCTACCCTTTGATGACGAGGGCGAACTTTCAACCCATTATGGCTTTCATCATTCAACAACGATCACAAAAGGAAAGTTTTACTATTACATTCCCTAGCTATTTAAACGCAACAGGAAATGAAACAGGAACAGTTTTAATCAATGGCGCTCACGCAGTCGCTGACACTACGATTGCGATGGATGCATTTGCTGGTGATGGTGCTGGAAGATTCAAAGCTGGTGATTTCATAAAATTCGCACACTCAAAAGTCTATATGGTTGTTACTGATGTAACGAGTTCCAGTTCTAGCGCAACAGTCACGATTGAACCCCCACTAATAACTGCCCTATCAAATAACAGTTCTGTCACTTATGATTCGATTCCTTTCACAGTTCATTTGACAAGCGACATACAGGAATTCACCTCTGGTCAGGCGAATTCTGATGGTGATCCATTATTTAAGTTTGAGTTCGATGTAATTGAGGCAATATAATGGCAAGGGGATTATCGAGTGATGTCAAGACGGAATTGGCGACAGGAAATATTAATCCTGTCATCTTGCTTTACATTGGATTTGCCACTCCACTATATTTAACGAATTGCGGCTTTCCCTTAACTTCAAGCGTAAGCGGAAGTTCACAAACCTATACTGCCTCTGGTCATTTAAAGGGCATTACAGGAATATCCGAATCAAACACTCCGACAAAAAACTCTTTAAGCATTTCCTTATCAGCAGTGGATCAAGCGTTTGTTTCCATAGCGTTAAGTGAAAACATCATCAATGCAGATGTTAAAATATGGAGAGGTTTCTTGGACAGTTCAAACGCCCTGATTGCCGATCCTTTTTTACTGTATTTCGGAACGATAGATGAATACAGAATTGTTGATTCGACCGAAACAGCCAATCTGGTTCTGAATGTCACTTCTCATTGGGGGAATTTTGATAAACACGCTGGAAGAACGACAACTGATAATTCACAACAACGATTTTTTGATGGCGACAAGGGAATGGAGTTTTCAGCTTTAACTGTAAAAGATTTAAGGTGGGGAAGACCAGATGCCTAGTTGTAATTTTTATCAAGCAACAGAAAAGGACATTACCGAAATAATAAGTATGTTAAAAAAATACAAGGAAAAGGAATTGGAAAGCTGTGGTTTTCCAAAAGCGGACAGGGAAAAAGTAAATACCTTTATTTTAACAATTTTAAAAAGGGGAAAGATAATCTGTGTAAAAAATTTAGATGATGATAACAAATTGATTGGTGTTTGTATGTTTAATAAATCTGAATATTGGTTCAGCAAAAAACAAGTGATGATCATTCAATTAATTTATATTGTAAAAAAATACAGAAATTATCAACTAATGAAACAACTGATAGATATGATAAAAGCTGTTGCAAACAATGATCCTATTTTATTATCCATAACTTCAAAACTTAACGCTGATAAACTTTTTGAAAAACTGGGTTTTGAAAATATGGGTGCGAATTGGAGATTAAGCTAATGGGTGGCTGGAATCCTATTGACCCCATTATTGATATTATTGATGATATTATAGATATCATTATTGATATTATCGAAGATGTTATTGGTTGGATATATCCAATGCCTGAAATTCCTGATTTTGGGGGTTTGACACCTGATCAACAAGCGATGGGAGTTTTATTGAATAAAGTTTCTGCCAACGCCTCGATACCGATCATTTATGGAACAAGGAAGGTTGGTGGATTGGTGGTTTTTATGGAAACTTCAGGCGCTGACAATGAATTTCTTTATATGATAATGGTTTTAAGCGAGGGGGAGATAGATGATGTTTCAACCATATATGTTAATGACAACGCTGTAACTTGGAGTGGTGATTTATCCGATGGCACAAGCAGGACAGTTGATTCAAGCGATTCAAATTATTATAAAGCTGACCCTACGGATGAGGATTCTAGCCCAGCAAGTTTAATCACAGTCATTCCTCACTATGGCACGGACACACAAACTTATGACACGACAGTTGGTGGATTAGATAACTGGACTTCCAGTCACAGG